GTCGTTTGAAAAATTTGAAGAACTTGTAGGTGCTCTGCCTGAAACCGTTGAGGCTTTGACTGGAGAGTACAACCACAACGGTAAGCCAGTACGTGGTCGTCACTTGTATTACAAGGTTGAATCAAACGAGCAATTACTTGGAAACCTAAAGTCTGCCGACTTGCCTGGTATTGACATCAAGCACAACGGTTATGTTCTAATCGCCCCTTCACGTCACTTCTCTGGTGTAACTTACGAGTGGGCTGAGGGTAAGGCTCCTTGGCAAATTGAGATGTCAAACGCTCCAGAAGAACTTTTGAACTCTCTTCGCAAACGTAGTCGTCGTTCTGGAACTGCCTTGGGTACTACCGACTGGGATTGGATGTCGGAACTAGACTTTGGTGGCGGTGAGCGTGTAGATATTTCAAAGATGTTGGATGAAGGAATCAAAGAAGGTTCTCGTGCGGTAGACATCTATAAGTTGGCTTGTGCTATGGCTAACAAGTTTGGAGTCGAGACTCCAGAAAAACGCTTAATGATTGAAACCATGATGATGCGTTTCAACCACGAAAAAGTCAGCCCGCCAATGGAACTGGAGGGTGCTAACTCTCTACTTATGCACACTAGACGTGCAATGGACTTTGTTGCAGACAACCCTGTTGGATTCAAGATGTACCCAGAACTTGAGACTTGGGTAAATCGCTCACAAGCGGAAACTAATGCCACTCTCGCTTCTGCCAACACTCCTGCGGTAAACACTTCAGACCCAGATGATTGGGAAGACTATAGCGGTCTGCCTGGGACTGTAGGCGGTTCTGTCACAGAGGCTACCAAGAACGGTATGTCTATTGCTGATGCCTTTAGTTCTGGAAACATTGACATTCCTAAAGACCCTGATGCTATTTCTGAAGCCGAAGGTGGTACTCCAGGTCGGCGTACTCTTTCTGACATTGGTAATGGTCGTCGTTTAGTTGACTCTTTTGGTAATGCGGTTCGCTACACGCCGGGTATTGGATGGTTCATTTGGGACGGTCAGTATTGGAAGCCTGATGCTGAAGATTTAGGTATGCACGAGTTGGCAAAAAAGTTGCCTCCGATTATCGCTACTGAAGTAGTCCACTACTCAGACCAAGATAAGAAGAACGAAGTAATCAAGTGGGCTAACAACGCTAAGTCAAACTCTCGTTTGAATGGTGCCATTGAGAGTGCAAACTCTGACCCTCGCATTGTCACGGCAGTCGAACGCTGGGATGGTGATGAGTATCTTTTTGGTGTACAGAATGGTGTCATCGACCTACGCACTGGAGAACTTCTTCGTGGACGCCCAGACCTTTACATTACTAAGCGTGCAGAAGTTGCCTACACTCCAGGATTGCGTAACGTCCGTTGGGAGCAGTTCATTGACTTTGCTACTGGTGGAGACAAAGAACTTCAAGAGTGGATTCAGCGAGCAGTTGGCTACACGCTAACTGGTCTAAATAATCAAGACCTTATGTTCTTGGTTTACGGTCCTCCAGGTTCTGGTAAGAACACCTTTGTTGAGGCAGTCGTTAAGGCTATGGGAACCCAGCAGTACGCATGGCCCTTGGACTCAAGTATCCTTGCCGATAATGGTGGAGCCACCAGTAGTACAGACTTGTATCACTGGGCTGAACTTCGTGGTCGTCGTATGGTTTGGGTGGACGAACTTCCTGAGTCAGAGCGAATTAAAGAAAACGCTATTAAGAAGTTGACTGGTTCGTCTGAAATCTCTGCTCGTTCCCCAGGTGAAAAGCCATTTACATTCAAGGCTCAGGCTAAGTTGTGGATTACAACTAACCACCGCCCGATGATTAATGATGACGCTATGTGGCGTCGTATTCGTCCGATTCCTTGGAGCAACGTTCCAGAATCTCCAGACCCAGACTTGAAGGCTTACCTATTTGATGCCGAAGGCGGTCTACCAGCAATTCTGTCTTGGGCTGTTGAAGGTGCTATCAAGTACCTAGGCTCTTCTGCTCGTGACCCTCTTGGTTGGTGTGCCGCTGTTAAAGATGCAGCCGAAATCTATCGCAAGAATGAAGACCGCATCGGTCTGTTCCTAGATGAAGAGGCTAAAGAATCAGATGGTGGTTCGCTATCTGTCAAGGCTCTGTTCTCTGTGTATCGCATGTGGTCGGAAGACCGTGGCGAGCGTCCTATGACACAGATTGCTTTCAACCGTAAGTTGTCTGACCGAGGTCTAACTATTATTGGTCACGGCTCTAAGGCTGAAATTACTGGAATGATTTTGCTACCCCGTGCCGTACCATCAGCCGAAGTTGACTGGAGCATGGCAACACGATTTGCTAAAAACAGTTTTTAGTTGATTTGGTGTAGTATAAAGATGTGTCTTGGGAGAGACGCACAAGAGGGGGTCAGGTTCATCCAATCGCCTGACCTCCTCACTAAAACTTTCTGAATATCAAGGAGAAGAAATGAAGATTACAATTGCCACCCCAATGTATGGCGGTATGTCTAAGAGCGTATATGTTGCTTGTTTAAATGAACTTATGGCTAAGTTAAATGTGGCTGGTCACTCTGTCAACCACGTCTCAATCACAAACGAAAGCCTAATCACTAGAGCAAGAAACACCCTTGCCCACATGTTTCTAAAGAGTGACAGTGATGCTCTTCTATTTATTGATGCCGACCACGGGTGGGTATCGGATGACGTTGTAAAGATGGTGAACTCAGGTAAAGACCTTATCGGTGCCATCTACCCAATGAAGTCAATTAACTGGGATAACGTACACGCTGCAGCAATTTCTGGTCGTCCAGCGAGCGAACTTGCTCTTTACTCTGGAAACTTTGCAATTAACTTCCTACCAGAGAACCAAGAATTTAAGGGGGACGAGCCATTCAAGGTTCGCGACATTGGTACTGGAATGATGTTCATTCGTCGAATTGTCTTCGACACCATTGCTCCTCTATGTAAGACATACAAGAACAACTCTCCAAGTGCTGACATTGCTATGGGTGAGCCTATGGTTGAGTTCTTCCCAACAATGATTACCGAAGAGCCTGAGTCAATCTTGCTTTCTGAAGACTACGCGTTCTGTCACCTATGGCGTCAGACTGGTCACAGTGTTTACGGTGCTCCTTGGGTGAGAATCACTCACGCTGGTGAATACAACTTTGGTGGATTCTTCTTGAAGACTCTTGAGATTCAAAACCAGATGGCTGTAGCACAAAGCGAATTCAACCCAACTGAGACTCTAGATGCTGAAGGACAGCACGTAGTAAACACTCCAAGCCACCCAGTTGACGTTACATTGAGTCAAGCAGATTCTTTACAGTCGTTGGATGCCATTTTCGATGGTTCTGCGTCGGAATCTGGTCTCGATTCAGACCCTCAGCAATCTGACGAAACGAAGCCCCAGAAGAACGCTCGGAAGAAATCCTAGCCTTAACCTCTTCTGGAGTGTGGTTCTTAGGACCCATATCTACGCCCCAAACTATGCCACGCTCACGACGGTCTTTATGTACGTCTTTCTGACGAGCAGCGATGATACCTCGTTCCATCTCGGCTAGTGCTGACATAATAGTCACCACAAATCTGCCTTGGTAGGACGAGGTATCTAAGTTTAGGTCGAGCATGACCAAACGCCAGCCCTTATTATTTGCTCTGTCTATGATGTTCAAAAAGTCCTTTGTAGAGCGTGCTAGGCGGTCTATGCGGGTCACAAATAATGCTTGGGCTTCTCCGCTATCTAGACGTTTTAGGGCGTCTGTGAGGGCAGGACGCCCCGAAATGGACTTACCTGAGCGACCTTCTTCGCGAACTAATTCATACTCGGTGAACCCAGCCAGTTCCGCTGCTTGGATGAGTTGGCGTTCTTGGACATCGAGGCTTACGCCATCATTTACCTGCAACTGAGTGGAGACACGAGCGTACAGTAATGCAATTGCATTGTCTGTCATTTATAGACCTTCAATGCTTACTTCTACTGGCTCCTGAGATTTAAGGTCTATTTCCCTTATTACATAAGAACGAAAGTCTCTAATGTCTTGTTCAGCCATAATTGGCTTATAACCGCGAAGGATTCTCTCAATTCGCTTACGTTCTTCGTAACGAATTCGTCTTTCGGCTAAGGTGTAACCGACCTCAAAGCCCTCGTCCCATCCACGCTCGTATGCGTTGAACTTACTTAAGAACTGCCTGATTCTCTTCATATTTACTCCAGAGTTATATAATAATGTATCATTTTCGTACATTTAATTCGGCAAAAAATGCCGTATAAACTTAATCCTAAGTTTAGACGTTTTAGGGGAAAGTGATTAGAGGTGGGTTGGTTTTTCGAACTCGGTCAGCGACGTAAGGGGGTAACGCCACCCACCAATGTAAGAGTCTGCGAACGAGTCATTTCCAATAACATCATTAGCCATGACCCAGCCATAGATTTCCACTTCGGAGAAGTATTCGGAGTCTGTAACTTTACAGCCCACGATTGCCTTGTCAACATCCTTACGCCAGATTGGTACTTCGTCATAGGTTCTTACGGTGCGAACCTCGATGTTGCCACCGACGTCTGGTAAATCCTTGCGAAATGGGTGCATCTCATTTGGATACCAAGGTAAGTTGAATGGTTTTTTAGTCAACTTTGCTACAGCGTACTCGGCGACAATGCTTCGTATGCTTGCTTGAAGTTCGTGCTCTAGGCGACCATCTTTCTTGCCTTGAGCATAGTTTGGTCGGTCTGTGCTACCAAACTTCATCAACCAGCGGTTGACTGCGATATCGGTGCACATTCTTAGTTCGTCTTTTGTCAGTTGTAATTTGTACATGTAGACATCGTATCAGAGAAACAGAAAACCCGCCTAGCGAACTAAGCGGGTTTTCCACGAAAGGAGACTGAGTTATGAACAACCACAATCTGTCAATTGCTTGACTCTTAAAGACTAACACACATTTCCACTATTTTCCAACATATTCGTGAGAAAAACTCCAACGGTCTGGATTCAGTTGCCATCGGGTGGTTCTGCCATTCTTGTTCTTGTCAGTCCGTCTCATGTGGTTCTTCGACGTAGGTCGCCATAATGGTGAGTTGTCTCTATACTCGCCTAGGCGGGGGTGGCTAGTTTTAGCAAAGAAACGTTTGCCATTGTCTAGGTAATGCTGTGCCACTGCCTCAGCGATTGTGTGACCAAAGCCAAAGCCTTGATAGTCAGGTAGAACAACAAGTCGATGACCTCGATATGCGTTCTTGACGGTTCCCGATGGGTAACTCATTATTGAGTAGAATCCGACTACTTGACCTTCCCAGACTGCCAAGTAGCAGTGTGAGGCTTTGTTGAGCGTTTCGGTGAGATAGTGGTGTGGAGCGAAGAGGCTCCAAATTTCGTTTGAGCAAGGATAAACTTCGAGTACCATTTCTGGTCGATGAAGGTACCTTCCCGAAGCCCACTCGCCTCTGTCGGTATCGATTACCCAATCTGGTTCTAGGTATTCAAGAATGTCGCGGTGGCAAGTAGCGATGACGATACCGTAGATTTCGTTATTTCTAACATAACGAGCCATAGAAGTAGAGGCTGCTTTAGCGACGTTCCTATCTACCACCGACGTAAACTCGTCGATGCGAGCACAGTTGTATAAAGAACGAGCAAGGTCTGCACGAAACTTTTGACCGTTGGAGAGGACGTTGTATGGCTTAACCCACTCTGGTACCGACATAAGACCAGCGGCAGAAAGTTTTTCACTAGCATCTACTGCATCATCAAAGTGTGAAGCAATAGAGCGAGATGAGTCCCAAAATGGGACTGGTTCTAGTTCACCATCAAATTGAGTTAGAAGTTTGGATTTGCCAGTCCCAGACGCCCCCACGATTACTCCGATGTGCCAAGACTCTGGCAGGTCTTCTGGTAATAAGTATGGGTAGAACTTTTCCGTCCCGTCTGATTCATAGTCAAACGGTCTAATGAGTTCTTCGGTGATTGGGTCGAGCGATACCGTCGACGTAAGTGGCTCTAAGGCTCGCTGTAATTTCTTCCATTCCGTCATATAAATAGCCTAGCACCGAGGGTGAGATAATTGTTAGGAAATACCTAGTGTTTAGGGAGATATGGCTAAAGAACATGACGCTTCAAATCAATGCTCGGTATGTAAAGAAAGGTTTGTCGTAGATTCTTTGGCTCGCATATGTGAGATGAAGCACGATGGTGCTGTGTTTATTAGGCAGGAATATGTGCCTAAACCGAATCAGAGACCTCTAAAACCTAGAGAAGACTCTTAGACAATAGTTATCCAAGAAGTGCCGTTGTAAGCCTTGATGACTGGGTAGTAAGTGGCACTTATTGTCCCATTGGGAGTTGCTGCCACATTTGACCCTGTGTTGTTATAATATCCTTGGGTAAAAGAAATTACCCAAGCACCCGAAGAACCAGTCACACCTTCTACTGCAAAGTTTCCATTAAACCCGCTTGGGCTACTTGTTCCAGCAATAGTTATTACATCTCCGACATCTAGTGGCTGATTTACTGTATTAACTTGTACGGAGGCTTCAGCACTGACTGGGTAGACTTTCCCGTCTGTAAACGCTGTCGACTGTAGTTTTATGACTTTAGTGTCTAGGTAG